GATGCAAGACTTGCTTGATGTAAATAGTAGAAGACGAGGCCTAGAATTTATTAAAGATACAGCTTACGGATCAACTGATCTTTATTACGCGGGTCAAAAAGTTGTTGATGAACTTGGGGATGATATTGGATCATCAATCGACAAAGCTTTCCAATCTTTGGCAGAAAATAAAATTTCTAACAGAGCATTTAGTAAAAAAAGATGGGAAAAACTTTCAGGAATTAATTGAAAATTTGATCAAGTCTGCCCTATAATATACTAACATAAGAGGAGTATACTATGGGAAAGAATGACAATTTTACTTCGCAGCTAATTAAGTCTTTAAACAAAGACTACAAAACAAAAGTTGCTTATAATTTAGCTGAAGACGAAAGTCCTACACAAGTAAAAAGATGGATTAGCACCGGTTCAAAGATGTTAGACTACATCTGTGCAAATCAATCTAACGGAGGCCTACCGGAGGGACGAATTGTAGAAATGTTTGGCCCGCCGTCAATTGGAAAGTCTCATATTGCGACACAGATCGCAAGAAGTACACAGAAAATGGGTGGTATTGTAGTTTATATTGACACAGAAAACGCAACTAGTATTGAAAACTTAGGAAACTTAGGTGTCGACGTTTCTGAACGTTTTGTCTATGTAGACACACACTGTACAGAACATGTTCTTGACTTGGCAGAGAAAACAATTCTAAAGGCAAGGGCGCTTGACAAAGATGTGCCCGTCACAATTATCTGGGATAGCGTTGCAGCATCTTCACCAAAAGCTGAGCTACTTGGAGACTACGACAAAGAAAGTATTGGATTGCAAGCACGTGCGATATCAAAGGGTATGAGAAAAATCACCGGTGTCATAGGACAAACAAACAGTTTGCTAGTTTGCCTTAATCAAATCCGAACAAAAGTTGGTGTAATGTATGGTGACCCGGATACAACCCCTGGGGGTAAGGCAATACCTTTTCACTCTTCTATTAGAATCAAACTAGGTGCCGGTCAACAAATCAAGGATGGAGATGATGTTATTGGTATTAATGTTTGGGCAAAAACTGTAAAAAACAAAGTTGCGCCTCCGTTTAGAAAAGTAGCTTTCCAAATACACTTTGGAAAAGGAATCGTTGAACATGAAGAAACTTTTGACATGTTAAGAAAACACGGTATGGTTACACACGAAGATAGGTGTTATCTTGTTTCTGGTACAGGCGGATGGAAGTCAATTCAAATAATGGATGAAAATGGTAATGAAATAGATTCAAAAAAGTTTAGAAAAACTGAGTTTAATGAAATTATGGAAGATCACTTTTGGGGCCCTATTGTTGACATTATTATTAATGACGCCATGGTCAAAAAGATGGGTACTTCTGATGGGGTCGAGATTGATCCCGAGTCTTACGAAGAAGTAAAAGAAGTAGGAAACTTATTATTAGACTTTGATGAGAGTGATCTATAATGGTAAAAGACAGGATAATGATTTTTGACGCAATGAATGTTTTCATGCGTCATTATATCGCACACCCTGCGATGTCTGACAACGGTGAACAGATTGGCGGGATTGTAGGCTTCTACTACAATCTCATTAACCTTGTAGAAAAGTGTAAACCTGAAGCTGTTATTGTTGTTTGGGAAGGTGGCGGATCTAAAAGAAAGCGTGATATATACCCAGAATATAAAAAAGGAAGTCGTCCCGCTAAGATGAACAGATATTACGAAAACGACGAAATACCTGACACACTTGCAAACAGAAACTTTCAAATTAGAAATCTAGTGGGAATATTAAGTAATCTACCAGTTTGTCAAGTTTATGTCGAAGACGCAGAAGCAGATGACGCAATTGGTTACTTGGCAAAATACAAACTAAGCAAAAAAAACAAAGTAATTGTTTCAGGCGATCATGATTTTTACCAACTTGTTGATGAAGATTGCATAATATATTCTCCTAATTCAAAGTCATTTATTAACACAGATACAGTAATTAATAAATACGGCGTTCATCCTCATAACTTTTGCCTTGCAAAATCAATAGTTGGTGATAAATCAGATAATATTCCAGGAGTGAATGGTGTAGGCTACAAAAAACTAGCAAAAGAATTTAGCGATTTACTCTTAAAAGAAGACTTTGAAAGCAATTTATTCCAATTGTTAATAGATAACGACGTTAAACACCAAGACAACCCAAAGAAAAAAATATATAAATCTATTAAAGACAGCGAAAAGTTAATTGAGCGTAACGTTAAGTTGGTCAGGTTGGATGTAGATAACTTAGCACACATGCAAACAAAAATAATTGATGAAAATATTGAAAATTTTAAGCCGACATGGAATAATATAAACGCAATTAGATTTTTAAAAGAAAATAATATAAAGAATATAGACATACTCCAGCATGGCTATTTGTTCAGAACTCTAAAACAAGGAAAGATTTTAAAATGAACAGCATGAACCCAAACTACTTTTCAAAATATGGAAAGGACTTTCAAGAGAAAATATTTCAAGCTTTACTAGACGATCATATGTGGGCTTCCCAAATGATGGAAATAATGAAATATGATTACTTTGAGCTAAAATATCTACAATTCCTTTGTGACAGGTTTTTCGGGTATCATGAAAAATATAGAAGTTTTCCCACTTTAAAGTTATTAGTTTCGATTATTAAAGACGATTTAAGCGCAGGCGATGATATTATTCTACGTGAACAAGTCATTGAGTATCTTTCTAGAATGAAAGCAAATCCTAACGTCACTGATTTAAAATATGTAAAAGAGAAAACACTTAATTTCTGTAAAAAACAAGCATTGCAACAAGCACTAGAAGAGAGTGTAAAAGCAATTAAATCTGAAAATTATGAATCGGTTTTAAGCATCATGAAAGATGCTGTTTTTAAAGGTAATACTTCTACGATTGGTCATGATTTTTTTGAAGATCATGAGTCAAGATTTGTATTAGTTGACAGAGCCACATGCCCGACAGGTATTATGCACCTAGACAAAAAAGATGTATTAAACGGAGGGCTAGGTAGAGGTGAAATTGGTGTTGTCGTTGCTAATACAGGCGTTGGAAAGTCTCACTATCTTGTTGCAATGGGTGCTGAAGCGATAAGAAGAGGTAAGAATGTAGTTCATTACACGTTTGAGTTAACAGAAACATCTGTAGGGATAAGATACGACAGTAATTTGTGTGATATACCATCTTCAAACGTTTACGAAAATAAAGAAAAAATACTCAAAACTTATTCAGATAATGACTATGGTCGCTTGATAATTAAGCAATATCCAACTGGTGCCGCAAGTATTGTGACTATTAGAAATCATCTAGAAAAACTGGCAATGAAAGATTTTAAACCAAGTTTACTTGTAATCGACTACGCGGATATTATGAGATCAACAAGAACATACGACTCACTTAGGCATGAATTAAAATTAGTATACGAGGAACTTAGAAACTTGGCAATGGAACTTAATATACCCGTTTGGACAGCATCACAGGCAAACAGAGACTCAGCAAAATCAGAAATTGTTGGATTGGAAAATATGTCTGAGGCTTACGGTAAGGCAATGGTTGCTGATGTTGTCGTTTCACTCTCTAGAAAACCAATGGAAAAGTCAACAGGCGCAGGACGTCTTTTTGTTGCAAAGAATAGAGCAGGTAGAGACGGTTTAATGTTTCCAATTAGAATTGACACAGCTCGATCTAAGATTAATGTAATCGAGGGTGTAGAAGAAATGTCAATTACTGACGCTATAGAAAGCGCGAATACAGGATCAAAAAACATGTTAAAATCAAAGTGGAAAGAAATTACAGGAAAATAATTAGGGAGAATTAATGTACAACTATCAACAAGTATATGACGCGTCATTAGAATACTTTAAAGGCGATGAATTAGCAGCCTCAGTTTTTGCAGGAAAGTATGCATTGCAAGACGCAGATGGAAATTATGTAGAGTTAACACCAGATGATATGCACCAAAGACTGGCATCTGAATTTGCAGGAATAGAAGCCGGTTATGAAAACTCAATGCATTATGAAGAAATCTATAGTCTATTTAAGGACTTTAAATATGTGGTCCCACAAGGATCACCAATGAGTGGTATTGGAAATGAAGCAAAAATTCAATCTTTATCGAACTGCTTTGTTATTGAATCCCCAGCTGATTCTTACGCAGGTATTCTTAAAACAGATCAAGAGCAAGTACAGATTATGAAACGTCGAGGCGGAGTAGGATTTGATATATCTACCATTCGCCCTAAAGGCATGACGACATCTAATGCAGCAAAAACAACAGATGGGATCGAGGTTTTTCTAGATCGCTTCTCTAACTCTTGTCGTGAAGTTGCTCAAGGTGGTCGCCGCGGCGCATTAATGCTCTCAATATCAGTCCATCACCCGCAAGTTATGGAATTTATTAAGATTAAAAAAGATCTTACTCGAGTAACCGGTGCTAATATCTCTGTGCGTGTCACAGATGAGTTTATGAAAGCAGTAAAAACAGATGATCATTACACAGTTCGATGGCCTGTTGATTCTGACAGCCCTGAAGTTCATGATCATTTTAAAGCAACAGAAGTTTGGGATGCGCTAATCGAAGGTGCACACGCCTCAGCAGAGCCTGGAGTTTTGTTTTGGGACACAGCTACTCGAATGACACCATCTGACGCTTACACAGATGTAGGTTTTGGATCAGTATCAACAAATCCTTGTGGCGAGATTATTCTTTCTCCTTACGATTCTTGCCGACTTATGCTAGTCAATTTAACATCATTTGTTAAAAAACCATGGTCCGATGGCGCAGAATTTGATTATGGACTTTTTAGATCAATTACCAAAAAAGCACAGCGATTAATGGACGACATGATCGACTTAGAGATTGAACAAATTGATAAAATTCTTGCCAAGATTGATAATGATCCAGAAAATGAAGAAGTTAAATATTACGAAAGAAATCTTTGGAACACAATTAGACAAGTTGCAATCAATGGACGACGAACCGGTTTAGGCATCACAGGACTCGGAGACACAATTGCAATGTTAGGGCAAACATACGGTTCTGATGATTCTATAAAAACGACAGAAGAAATTTATAAATGGTTGACACTTGCTTCATATGAAGAGTCAATACAGCTAGCCAAAGAACGAGGCGCTTTTGAAGTATTTAATCACAGAAAAGAAAAAGATCATCCTTACTTGAATAGAGTGATTAGTGAACTAACACCTGACGTTATTGAAGATTACCATACATACGGTCGACGCAACATAGCCAACACAACAACAGCCCCTGCAGGCTCAGTTTCATGCCTCACTCAAACAACTTCAGGTATCGAACCTGCATTTATGTTATACTACAAGCGACGCAAGAAAGCACAGAATGGCGAAGAGGTGATGTTTGTTGATGAATTAGGCGATGAATGGACAGAGTTTAATGTGTATCATCACGGTTTCAAGCAGTGGTTAGATCATACATCATCTTTTTACACGGAAGAAGATCGACAAACCCGATGGAAGCCGGATGATATTGAGATTGCTGTTAAGCATTCCCCGTATGCCGGCGCAACTGCTAATGAAATTAATTGGCGTGCAAAAGTGAAACTGCAGTCAGCTGCACAAAAGTGGATCTGTCATGCTATCTCGAATACGACGAACCTTCCAGCAGACATCGATGTGGAAACAGTAAAAGACATCTACATGTTAGGTTGGGAACTTGGATGCAAAGGCGTGACCGTTTATCGAGATGGCTCACGTTCAGGTGTTCTCGTATCAACTGATAATAAAAAAGAAGACAGCACAGTAATCATTGAAAGAGATGCGCCTAAACGTCCAGAAGAATTGGAATGTGATATATATCACACCTCAGTAAAAGGTAAGAAGTGGGCTGTTTTAGTAGGACTACTTGATGGTAAACCATATGAGGTAATAGGAGGTTCTGCAGATCAAATAGAGATTCCTTCTAGATATCGTCATGGTAAACTATATAAAAGAACATTTAAAACAAGGAATAGTAAGTATGACCTCACAATAGGTGAAGGTGACAATCAATTAGTTGTCAAAGATGTGGTATCTGTTTTTGACAATCCTAATCATGCTGGGTATACAAGAGTAATATCAACATCACTTCGCCATGGTGTGCCAGTTCAATATCTTGTTGAGCAAATGCAAAAAGATAAAGAAATGGATATGTTTAGTTTTAGTAAGGTGATATCTAGATGTCTCAAGAATTATATTATTGATGGCACTGAAGTAGATAGAACATGTCCTGAATGCGGAGCCGAAGGTAGCTTAGTATACCAGGAAGGCTGCGTAACATGTAATTCTTGTGGGAGCAGTAAGTGCGGATAATAAAAATATGTCCGTGTTGCGGTTGCGATCCTTGCGATTGCCATAGATAGAATATAAAGAGTAGTGTAAAAACTGCTCTTTTTCATTAAGATATATAATATAAAATATAATAAGGAGAAAAAATGCTTTGGAAGTATAATACATCACCGCTAGTAAAAGAATACGAATTAAATATGCAACCTGTAATTGTTAGAGTTAACAAATTTGATGAAGATAGCGCAAAAGAATTTAGTACAAAGGTTGCCATGGCACACAATACCGGACAAAAAGTAATCCCAATTGTAATTGACAGTTACGGAGGGCAAGTGTATTCACTGATGTCAATGATATCAACAATTAAAAGCTCAGAGTTACCTATCGCAACAATAGTACAAGGTAAGGCAATGAGCTGTGGCGCAATACTGTTTTCTTTTGGTGAAGAAGGGCGCAGATTTATGGACCCTAACGCAACACTTATGATCCACGATGTAAGTTCTGGCCAGCTTGGTAAAGTAGAAGAAGTAAAAGCATCAGCAAAAGAGTCAGACAGGTTAAACAAAATAGTTTACAATATGATGGCACAAAATTGCGGCAAAGCTGACGATTACTTTCTTAAGATAGTAGATAAGAAAAAACATGCTGACTGGTTCTTAGATTCTACTGAAGCTAAAAAGCACGGATTAGCTAATCACTTAAGAGTGCCTAAAATAACTGTCAACTTAGATGTTACAATTGATTTAGAATAATTAAATTATCATTAGGAGTTTATATGTTAGATGAAGTAACTGAATATATTGGGTGTACAAAAGCTTTGATGTCATGGTTTCATGCTGCGCATCATGTCACAAAAGGTGCGGGTTTTGCAGGAGATCATGTCTCTCTTTACGGAGAAATATATAACGGAATCAGTACTGACTTTGATGCATTAATAGAAAAACTTATTGTGATATGTGATACAGAAAAAGTTGCATGCCCTATTGATGCATCTTTAGCGTCAATTCCTTTTTTAATGAGTTTTACCTCGCCAGTCAACCTGAACCCAGATTCAATTGCCGCAATCGGCCTAGACTTTATGAGGCATCATGTTTCACACTTGACAAGGCTATACTCATTTCTAGAGTCAAAAGGTCACTTAACCTTAGGTGCAGATGATTATTTAGCTGCAGCTGCTAATCAATATGAAACATATGTGTATCTACTAGGACAGCGAGTTAAAAGAGGATTATAATGTCAAAAATAAAATACAATAAAAAATCAGCTTACAAATATGGGTGGTTACCAAATTGGTTTGGCCATACTGAATTTGACAATATATTGGTTGAAAAAATTAAAAAATGGCAAAAAAGTAAAAAATTAACTGCCGATGGTCTTTGTGGGCCAGGAACCTATAGAAGGATTTTATCAGAAAGATTAAACAATATTGACGACTACGAACCAACTAATGTAAAAAACAAAGATACATCTTTTATAGTCAGTCAAGGAAACTTTATACCTATTAATTGGCCAAAGGTAGTTTTGTGGTCTGAAGAAGACGGGCTAGAACTAAGTTCTGGATTTACACCTTATTCAGAAAAAAGAGATATTAAAATGTTTATGAATCACTGGGACGTTTGCTTAAATAGTAAAACATGTCACAGAGTACTTAATAAGCGAAATCTTTCTGTGCACTTTTTAATCGATAACGACGGTACAATATACCAGACGAACGATATTAACAATGCCAATTGGCATGCGGGTAATAAAAAAATTAATCACAATTCAATTGGCGTGGAAATATCAAATGCATACGACCTTAAATGGCAAAGCTGGTATTCTAAAAAAGGTTATGGGGAAAGACCGATTATTGAAGGAGAAACTGTTCATGGGAGATCAATGAAGCCTTTTACAGGCTTTTATGATGTGCAAATAAAAGCTCTCCAAGCATTATGGTTAGCAGTTAGTGAAGGACTAGGTATTCCTTTGGATTGTCCAGTTGATAATGATGGTAACACACTTAAAACTGTTGATCCAGAAGTAAAAAATGGATCATTTGAAGGTTTTGTAAGTCACTATCATGCAACTAACAGAAAAATAGACTGTGCCGGCTTAGATATAAAATCGCTAATTGACCATATAAAATAAGTTTTGCTTTTACTTTTCTTGTATAATATATAGAATTATACAAGTTAAGTTAAGTTTGAGTTAAGTTTATGACAGCGTTAAGAATTAATGAGTCTTCGGGCTCAATAGGATCATTGCAAGTATCTGACGGATACGGTGGATTTCTTTCTGGAAGTTTAGTTGCTGGTACAAATGTTACCATCGACAACAATCTCCAAGGAGACTTTACCATCAATGCGTCTGTTAATGGAAACGAAGTGGCAATTGGTTCTCCGGAAGATAGTACTTACACAGACGGTCTTTTTAAAGACTTTACTGATGATACACGCCTAGGCGTTGCAATTGACAGGTTTAATGAAATTCTTGCTTTGTTAGCACCTGCTCCTGCGCCAGCTGTAAGTACAATTAACAACACCTCAACTAACGGTTCGAGTGTTTTTCTTTCTTTTGGCCAGTCAAACGACTTAGAAACAAGTGACAATTACTATACTGTAGAAAACTTAACACAGCTAGGTGGCGCAGACGTTAATAATGTTTACGACATTAATTCACAACAAGGTGATTTAAGGCTTGGCGTATACTCATCATTGCAGGATATAGAAGGCGTTGTTAATGAAGAAGTAGCTGCTGATGGTAACAATTATGTAGAAAACGCATTCGGTAACGCAGACGCAGGACAACTTAAATTAGAAGTTAACGGTGGTACTGCAATCCACACAGTAGACATTACATCTACAGGTTTGTCGGGAAACCAAATAAGCGCAAGTGGATCTGGTTTTATAAACTTAAGTCAAGCTGAATCCGGAAGATTAGATAACGGCACAGTATTTCCAAACTTTAAACATAGGACAGTCAGTTATAGAATATCACAAAGCGATCAGAGATTAGGCTGGAATTATGCAAGAGTTATACATGATATATCAGGTGTAGAATATGTCACCAATTATATAGAATGGGTTAACGATACAGATGGCAGTCAATTGCAAACCAATAATCAAAGTATGTTTTTTATTGGTACGGGCGCAACGCACCTGTCAGGAATAAAATACTTCACGGGTGGAACATTTACCTATGAAGTAGAAGTTGCCAATGCTTACCAGAAAGTTTATGATGATGTAGACACAACATTTACCACAACATTTTCAGGTAATCACAGCAACACTAGTTTAACGTTTACCCCTTTGTCTAAAGAGGCGATCGACACAGTAAATGGTGAAGATCACACAAAAATAATAGATATATCAAAATCATCAAATATAAATACGGAATATATGCTTGGCGGTAGCGTAACAGTTGGTGTAAATGCTTCACACCCATTCAAGACTAATATAACAAATGGTGGCCAAGCCTCAACTGGCAATGTTTTAATATATAACGTAACAGACACGTCTACTAACACTCTAGAAACTTTTGGCGCTGAGACTTATAGATTGATCAGCGGATCTTATGATAATCAATCTGATGTAACCTCGGGAACATGGGATAGTCAAATTCATATGACGGGAAGTAACCTAGGATACTCTGACGGCTTGCAGTTTTATGACAAAAAACTCTACTCTCCTAGTTCGACTTTAAACGGTGGAGACTTTGCCAGTCTTACAATAGGCGCACCGGACAACAATCCCGATTATTCAGTAGAAACAGGCTCAAGAACTTTTTATAGAAAGTTTGAAAATACCGGTTCAACAATTTACGATATTAGATTAGATATTAACGGTTCAAATACAAATATTGTTGCCAACACGCAGCCTCTAAACTCAACAGACATAAAAGTGTTTATTAAAGTTCCTGAAAAGACTGGATGGCTTGATCTAGGCTCACCATACAGTTACTCAAATAATGGCGATAACGATGGATGTTATGTTTTAAATTTTGATAATTCGCTTAATGCTGTAAATTACGCGACTTTTGGAACAGTAGGTATCTTGCAAAATGATTTTATTATTTTAAAAGTAGTTGCTGATATGACATGGCAAGGTAACATTGATCAGCTTGAACTAACTTTTAATGCTGGTGCTGGTAATATTCCTTCTGTTTCTGAAGTAACTAGTGTGGGCATCGATCAAACAGGATCACAAGCCAATTTAAGTTTTGGTGCATCAAAATCAATAAACAATTACACAAACTCTTCTATTAAAGCACTAAATGAGCTTTATGGAAATACATCGTCAGGCTTAACAAAAATAAGAGGCGTGTATACAAAGTTAAGTGATATTACAGGAAAGGTTAATGAAGCAGTAAACGCTGTTACTCCCGGGTACCCTGCTTATTCTTTTTTAGATGGTGATCAAGGAAATTTAGAACTTTATTTAAACGGAATTAAAATACAAGATGTTAACTTGACAACACATACATCAGGGCCGTCGCTAACAAACGGTTCAGGGTTTACTGCGATATCAGAGTCAGTGCCAGCATTAAAGTATTCTAATGGGGTACCTAATTACTTACAGTTTTACAGAACAGCTAGCTACATCATTAAGGCGACGATCCAAGACGACGGTGAAAATACGCTAAAAGTTATACACAGGATTGGTTCTGAAGAAAGAATAACAAATGAAGTAAAATGGGTCAACGATTCAACTAGTCAGACAAATAACATTAGTTTTTCTAATTCAGTAATTGCAGATTTTACGTCATCAAATACTTTTTTCTTAAGCGGTGTTAAATATTTTATTAACCCAACTGGTGTAATAAAGACAAATGTTGTTAACTTATATCAAAATGTATACTCAGATGCTTCAAATGCCGTTGCTATAATAAACTTAACAAACTCTACATGTACAAATATAGAAATGAACGGATCAGGGTTGACAAGTACAAAAACATCAAGTGGTGCTAGTACATCTTTACAGATACTTAATACAAGTAATGATTCTAACTTGACTGAATTGAACGTGACAGGATCTTTGGCGTTTAATCAGACAACATCAATTAGCGGATCTTTTGAAAGTCAGAGCCCTAAAACAATATCGGGAAAAATAAAAGTAATTCACCCGCTCAAAGGCACAACAACGTCAAGCTTAATTACGTCATCGCCTTTTTTAGTTTATTCGTCAACCAATACGTCAGACGCCTCAAGTAATGAAAACTTTGACAGTGAAAATTTTAGACTTAAGTCAGGAAATTTTAACAATCAGGTTGATGTAACAAACGGCAATTATAATTGGGAATCCGAATTCTCAGTTAACAATCCAAGTCAAACAGGTTACTACGGTGGGCTTATTTTACATGGCACGAAGTTGCTATCACCAGTCAATGCTGGAAATTCAGGTGACTTCAGAAACGTTAATGACGGTGGTGTATTTATCAGCCCAGACAATAATGTCAATTATAGTGTTTTAGGAAATAATGATCTCACCTTTTATAGACACTTCTTTAATAATACAGACAATGACATTGCAAGCCTAACAATTACACTGGAAGGCGATGCATCTATCGTCAATACAGCGACACCTTTAAGTGCTAATAAAAACGTTAATGTTGAGATAAAAACTCCAGGTAAAACTGGATGGATGGATCTAGGTAATCCGACTGATGGATCATCGTCAGATGGTTCTGGCTGTTATGTAGGAAATTTTACATCAAACATTACATCGTCAGGAGCAACTAATACTTGTTCATTTGGTACAACAACTGTAGATGGCAACGCAGACTACTTTGTTATAAAAATAACAGCAAACAAGGGCTGGACCGGATATATTTCTCAGATCACAATTGGGTGGGGGTAATTAAAGATGGCAGGTAAAACTAATATAACAGCTACTTATTTTTCTCAAAAAAAGCTTCTGGGAAAAGCAAATACGTCAATTCTTAAAAAAGATTACGAAGAAGCAATATCCTCAAATATTCAAACCAATGCAAATATCATATTTGGAGAAACTGTAACAAGCGACCCATTTAGTTCAATTTCAACCATATATGGAAATGATGGTATAGTTGAATATCTTGAGTTCGATTTAGAGCAAATTAGTGGTACAAAGTACTTAGCATCAGAGTCAGTTGGCGGAGAAGGGTCGCAAATATCAGGTTTTCATAGTTACAGATTTAAATTCAAGTCTGACTATGAGACAAATTCAACTTCATCATCAAATTTTACTAACAGCTCGTATGTTCATGAGTATCTTGGAAGAGCACAGTTGGTTTCTACATTTTATTCTGAGTTAGTACCCAACCCATACAATATAAAAATATTTGATAGTAATGGCACTGAAATACCTCTTGCTGATGAAATAGACTGGAGCGTTGATTATTATAACGGTATTTTATTCTTGCAAGACTTTGATGCTAATAAAATACCTGCAACAGCTAAGTGCTTTGTTTATATAGGAAATTACTTAAACGATCAAATTGCAAATGCATCAGCATCAGGCGACAATGAGTATATTCAAAGTATTTCTAGTAATTTTTTAAGTGCCACTGGCTCAATGTCTTTTTCCGGTGGGGAAGGTTACAATTTTAATACTAGCAATGTAGGTAGTGATACATTCTTTTTTGTAAGTGGTTCTTTAGACGGTCAAAATAATTCTGTTTTTGGCGGAGACGTTGTCGTAAGCGGATCTTTTAATTTGGCTAATAGTACATCAATAATTGATGATGCAAAAGGCATTAAACACCAGTTTGCATTGAATGACTACACTGGTAGTTTATTAACAATTAACGATTTGGGTTCTTTTGAAAAAAGAAGCTATGTTTCCCCTGTATATGCTAAGTCAACCGGTTCAAATTCAGACTTAATCTACATGGTTCAATATTCCGGAATTCCTAGTAATATCGAGAGTGTTCTTACTGATGGTTTTTACGGACCTAAAACCCTACCCGTAATGGGCACAACTCAAAACTCTAAGATAATTTTTGTGCACGACACAGAAACTTCATCAGTTTTGTCAACGCAACATAATTTTATTTTTGACGCAACACATCAAGGGAATCCTGCACCCTATGAAGAATTACAAAGCAACAACAGTTATGACAATCAAAGCTACGCTTATAGAGGGAGTTATTTATCAGATATTAATTCTGACTTAAATTTTTCATATGACTTTTTCAACAATGGAAACAATACAATTAGCTTTGATACAACAATTGAAACAGACATGTCTGAAGATTCTACAACAGCTGCAGGATCGCTGTCTTATAATAATGCTAGCACTGTAAGCGCGTGGCCCGGGCTAAGAAGTACGTCAAATGAAGAAATTAATTTGCTTGACTATACATACACACGGAACAATATAACAGAAACACTTTCTAATTTTTCAATAAATGTATTTTTACCTAGTCAGCCAATTGATATTACTCGCCAAAATTTTATTGATATTAATTCTGAAGCTTTTGAAAATTATGTGACGGGATCAGACGCATCAAAGCATGAGCTGAGACATTACTCAGACAGCTCTGGAAACATAGCTAACTCAAGTATCAAGGCTATTGATCGTCAAATATTAGATCCTCTAGGTAGGAAGTGGGAACAGCTTTATTCATATTACTTAAGTAACAACTTAATAGAACGGATTAAAGCAGGTACAAAAGTGTCTGTTAATCGAAGAACTGAATTGACCGACAGGTATTTGACAACAAACAAAGACGCGATTTTAAATACTTGCATATCACCGGCCGCTGACTTAAGTTTTAGAAGGAATAGTCCGAAACTCACTAATACAACTCTATTTGGTTGTCTTTACACAATGTTAGCTACTTTGTCAAAAGCTATTGAGAATTGGAACAATAACCCTGTAAACACCAGTAGTCAGATATCGTCATTAGGCGATCCTGCTAATTATAACCAATTTAAGTGGGATCAAATAAGTCAGCTAGTGCACTCTTCTTGGAACCCTAGTCTACTAAATAGTGGGAATTTTCCCTTCACAACCTTTAGCCCCTTTCCTTACGCAAGATTAAGATACTATTATGTGCCTACTGTGATAGATACGTATCAAAAATTAATTGCGCTTTATGACGATATTGTAGAAAATTATCCTGGGTTTGAATCTACTAGCGTTGATTTAAGATATACCCTTGATCCACAAGTAACATTTAACAATTTTACTTTTTCATACAGAGATCCGTCATCAATTAGTGTTTATAATAATGCAGGCTACACAGTTCAAGTTAATGGTGCGATATCGACACAGTTTGACAGCAATACAAGAAACACTACTGGATACTTTGCTAATTTAAAGTTTAATGAAGTTTATAATTACTTTAAAGATTATGACGAATACCTTTATTACAGAGCACTTTACAATACAAACATATCTGATCCAACCGGCAGAGACTACGCCATAGAGACAAACAGGACACTTTTAAACGCAAATACGAATGATATTAGTGACATACAAACACAAACTGCAGAAAGGGATCTGACCTTAAGAAAGAGTTTAATTTTGGCCCAAGATCCCGCACTTTTTGTTAACGGCGCATCAGCATTCCTAGGGCCAGTATCAATAACACAGTTAGAGAGTCAGTCGCCAATTAAAGTTTTTACGAGTTTTCAGTTTGGTGAAGAACAACAGGTTTTGGGCGATGACGGAGCGCCTTTAACAGGATCAGACGGATCTATTGTAACTAGTTCCAAAAGCCTTTTAACTCTTAACAGCAAGGGTTTTGAAGGGGATTTGCAGGTCACCGGTTCAATTGATATTACGGGCTTTGACAGCAGCGACGGAATGAGAATTAACATGGGTAATTTGGTCATGACAAATGATCAGAACGGTTTTAACATGCCTCAGTTTAACATGATCAATACAAACTCTGAACCTTACGAGAGGCCGACTATACTCTTGTCTAATAATCTATCGTCGTTCGCTTCAGGTACGAAAGCATACCAGATGGGAGAAATAGCATTTGCCGGCCCAACAAATGATTCTCCTGAGGATGATCAAGAGAATATTCTGATTCGTGCTCAAATAAATGAACTAACAGGATCATCAGCAGTTAACTATCTTTCTTTTGATTTCTACATTAACGAAGCCAGAAATAAGTTTAAGAACTTAGATGGAACGATACCTGTTGCTAATCAAAAAACGTCAGTTTTGGTTGTAGGGCAATATAATGATGACCAGGTCGTTAATGAGAATGGAATTTCTGAAGGTTTGGGTGTTAGAGGTAATATTGTACCTTTAGGCGTAGTAGACAATACAGATGCTAACGTAGGTCATATTCTGTCAACAGATTACACCTTAGGCACTACACGTTGGAGATGGGGCGGTTTACACTTAGGTGAAGAGAGTCCTGTAACATTTGGAAACTTAGTCAGGTCTCACAGTAAACTATCATTTGACGCCACATACAGAATGCCTGTCTTTTCAGGAAGTGTAGGATTTCAGCATGGTCTAAGTGGTTCTCTAACATCTTTACTTGATGGCACCCAGTACATAAAAGGTATTAATGGTGTAATTGTTTCTACGGGTTCTAATGGTTCTGTTTCAATAGGTCTTGAAGGTTATTTGTCTAGTAGTGTTTCACAAACATCAGATAATTACTCAGAAACAGGGTTGAGCGGAAGTCAAGTTTCATTTAATCAGTCTACTTTTGAATTAGCAAATTACAACGACAATAACATTAAGTTTTATCTTAATGGTCAACTTTTATCATCAGGTAGTCTACAAGAAGTAAGTGTTGACGCAAACAAAGACTATTTTGTTAGTCCAGATACTGGAACTGTAACTTTCGCATCAGAGGTATTTCCCGAGGACGTATTAACAGCTGTTTATTATAATGACACATCTGACAGTCGAGGGCAATATAGGTATGATAGGATTCTTAGCACTGACCAGGCAGCAGGAACAAAAGTTTGGTTTAACTTTGACTTTGCAATCATAGATAATGATTACGATAAATTTGAAGTTTACGTTAACGGCCAGCAGTTATCTAGAATTGAGAGTCTGGCAAATAGTGGGACGCAACCTTACACTATTTTTGGACAAAACAGACTTATCTTTGATAGTGATTTATATGCCACAGATATTATCACTCTGTTATTTAAAATACCTAATCCTTTCTCGACAGGTGGCGGCGAAGACGATGAAGAAAACGAAGGAAGCGAACTAAACTCAAAAATAAAAGAAACAAGAAAGATGACGCAACAATACAATGCTTTGTCAGCGGTATCTTTTACAGATCTACCTTTTGATTTAGATATCTACAGTAAAGATGTTTTAATGGTCTATTTAAACGGACAATTATTACTACCCGGAACCTTGACAAACATTCAATCAGGAAGAGCTGATTACTTTATTGAAAATAGTACAGTTCTAAAATTTGCTGATGTGATTACACCGGGTGATGTAATTACTTTTGATTTGCTAGTCCCAGGATATGAAAACGCTTTTGCAGATACGATCTTTGTTACGTCAAATAAATCACTTTTAAATAACACTTTGCAAGTCACGGGTTCAAACGGTATTAGCGTCGAAACTAATACAGAAAATATTTTTATTAAAAATGATAAAGAAATGATATTCAATGAAGTACTGCAAGGTGGTACTGACGGAATTAATCAAAATTTTCACTTAAATCATGTTCCATGGTCTTCTAACGAGATAAGTATATTTGTTGACGGGAATCTCAAAGTTCCCTCCGGCTCAGCCGCAACATTTGATTATCAAGTCGCTGGTAATCAAATTAATTTTTCATCTTTATCGACACCCACATCTGGGAGTTTGATAATGGCAATTTACAATAGGGTAATATAAAATGTATAACACTTCAGATATTGCATTGGCTGCATATTTAATGATGCGTGGTTTAAAGCTTACTGTTGCTGAAAGAGAAAACTCAGGAAGGTTTAAGTTTGTTTTTGATGACCCGGAAGGGAAAGCCACTTCTCTTGCTGTTGATTATATCAATAGTGAAGCTGCCAAGTTTGATGCACACGTTAAAAATCTTAAAAATATTCTTTTTAAGTAAATTATTATGAATGTTCTCTTTTTAGTTGATAGTTATTATAGAAGATGATTTTTCAACTTAAAAAGTTTAGAATATAACGTATATAGAGTTTAAGTTAAATAAGTTTTGTTAATATCTGGGTTGAATTTAGTAGATGAGTTAATACTCATCTTGTTGTGTTATTCGAAATATGTAGACAATTGTCTATAAAAGCTATTATTTAACACAAGGAGAAAATCATGGCTTCACGTACACAAATCAGACTTCAGCAATTGACTGGGTCTCTTCAAGCTCCTGGTTCATTAGGTTCAGAAGTTGCATTAGCTTCTTTGCCTGCTGAGCATTTAGGAGAAGTTTTAAGTGAAATGGGACAAGCAATTGCTCGTATTCACGGTGAAAAAGATTTCACAAACAAAGCAGCTGGTGTTTTCGGACACGCTTCTCAATTTGAGTCTACACTTCAAGTTGATGGTGCTGCTGATCTTCAGTCGACTTTGGCAGTTGCTGCTGCAGCTTCTTTAGCTTCTACTTTAGCAGTAGAAGGAAATGCTGATCTTAACGCTGAATTAGACGTTCAAGGTAATGTTAACTTGCAAGCTGAATTGGCAGCTGCAGGCGCAATTACATTTTCAGCTGCTTCTGGCACATCTGCTGCTTCTGATCCTGACGTTGGTATTTCAGGACACGTTGCAATCGCAAAAGACGCTAAAGTTGTTGGTGCATTCGAAGTTGACGGCGGAGCTACTTTAAACTCTGCTAAAATCGAAGATCTTTCTGACGGACACATTGTTCTTGTTGGATTGAACGGAGAATTAATCGAAAACTCTAATGTAACTTATACAGCACAAGGCGGAATTTCTGCTGAAGCTTCTGAGTTCTCTTCATTGCAAGTTTCTGACTTGACAGCAGGAAGAGTTGCATTAGCTGGTACAGCTGGTGAGCTTGAAGATAGCGCTAACTTGACTTTTGACGGTTCTGAATTATCAGTAACTGGAACAGCTGCAATTTCTTCGGATCTTTCTGCTGGCGCTCGTTTAGACGTTGCTGGAGCATCTGATTTTAAAGGAGCAATGATTGCTTCTGGTTCAGCTGAATTCAAAGCAGCTGTTGAAATCGAAGGCGCTGCCGATCTTCAGTCGACTTTGGCTGTTGCTGACGCTGCTACTTTCGCTTCAACAATGGAAGTAACTGGAAACGCTGACCTTAACGGTGAGATAGACGTAGCTGGTGCATCTTCTTTCGCAGCTCCAGGCGTTTTGACTAATATCCGCGGTACTTTGTCTGTAGACGAAGCAGCTACTTTTGACGCTAACGTTGTTATCTCTGGAAACTTGACTGTTTCTGGTGCTACAACAACAGTTAACACAGAAGAAGTTACAATTGCTGATCACAACATCATTCTTGATAGTAATAACTCAACTGCTGCTGTTATCAACGGTGCCGGTATTACTATGGAAGGTGGAACTGGTGACGATTTAACTTTCCAGTGGAACTCTGCTAATCAAGAAATGCAACTTAAGCTTGGTGCTAGTTTTGCTGACTTGGAAATCAAAGACTTAGACGCAGCCGGCGCAGTACTCTCAGCTGATTTATCAGCAGTTAACGGAACGTTCTCATCTGAGATGGCATCAGCTACTGCTGATATTTCTGGTGACGCTTCAGTTGGCGGAGCATTGACAGTAACTGGTGCAGCTTCAGCAGCTTCAGCAGCTATCACAGGCGCAGTAACAGCAGCTTCGGCAGCAATTACTAACGCCATGACAGCTGGTTCTGCAGATATCGCTGGTTCTTTAGAAGCAGCTTCTATCTCTATTGATGGTGATACAGCTCAGCGCTTGTACATTGTTGATGCAGACGGTTCTATGAAAGACGAAGCTAAGTTGGTTTTTGATCAAACTAAATTGGCTGTTACTGGAGACGAAGAAGTTAGTGGTTACTTGAGAGCTGCTAAAATCGAAATCGACAGTGCTTCTGACTATATCGACATCAATAACGCAATGGAACTTAACTCTCAGCACGGTGCATTTAAATTTATGCAGTCTGGTGGAGAATTCGGTAAGATTACTCAAGATGCAGGAGACATGAAGTTGATCTCTAACGATATCGTATTTGCTCATGACGATGGTGTTAACCCACCTGCTGAAATTGCAAGAATCGACGGAAGTGCTTCTTCATTGTTGATCGATGGAACCAAGAAGCTTGAATTCAACGATGCTGCTGAAGCAGTATGGTCTTCTGGTAATGAGTTGATGCTTAAGTCAAACAGCGTTTCATATGCATTCCCAGCTGCTGATGCAGTTGCAGCTGATTACGTTCTTGTATCTGACGGTGCAGGACAGTTGGCTTGGAAATCGTCTTCAGCTGCTTCAGCTTCTGCAGCAAAGAAGGTTAATGCTAAATTATCAGCTGCTATTAGCTCTACTGATGCTAATGGTGACTATGTTTACGATTACTCTGGTTTTACTGCAGCAGAAAGATCAGCAATCTTAAACGCTTCTAACGCAATCATTGATGTATATGTTAATGGTCAATTGTTAGTTGGTTATAAGAATGGTACTCCAATTGGAGCAAACTCTGATTATGACTGGAACACTGCTGGTGAAGAATTGCTATTTGCATTCCCACTTGAAGTTGATGATGTTATTACAGTTATCGTAAGATAATTTTAAGGATCATTGGTCTTTACTTGGTGTGGGTGGTGACACCCACACCATTTTTCATTTACGGTATTTAAAATTAAGTTATAATTAATAATATATTGAGGAGATTTAATCATGAAAAGCTACAAAAGAATTAATAACGAATTTAAACAAGCAATTAATGCTTCATTAACAGAAAATCAAGGACAGAAAAAGCTGATCCAAATTAAAAACTTCTTAGACAATTCAATTACTGATGTGGTTACAAATGAATTCCCCAATCAAGATGAAAAAATAAAACATTTACTAAACACCCTTTTGAATTTAAGAGACTATTTAACATCAGAAAACACAGAAAATTCTTTAAAAGTATCATTGTTAAATGTGTATAATCAAATTGAACAAAAAGTTTTTGAAGAAGAAGAACATTTAAAAAAAACAAAAGAGGAAAGTACAACCCTAACGTCAATAGACCAGTCGGAACTAAACCAGTCAACCTGATTGAATATAGAAATGGTACGTATTTTACAAAACAACTTAATTTAAAAAACATATAAGGGAGAAATTATGACATTTTCTTTAACAACATTCTTAGCTGCTGTTTTAACATCAGTATTACTAAGTTACTTTTTAATTGCTATCGCTTTTTTCTACGCAGTTAATTCTAATGAAACTGTTTTAAGAATAGTTAGAAGACTCAATAATAAAAGTATAAAATCGAGAAAAATATTAACAAAAGAGATTTCTGACCAAAACAAAATTGAAATTTCTTATTTGAATTGGGCGTGGGTCGCTTTGCAAGTGCTTAGTGGAAGTAACGAAAAAAGTTCAAAACCAAAAGATGTTAAAAAGTAAGTTAAACGAATACAGATACCTGTTTAATGAACTTAAGCAAACAGTAGCTGTAAGCGATGAAGGAAGCCTAGATTTAAATTTTAGGCTGTCTTTTTTTCACGAAAAAATAAAAAAAACAAACAACAGTAATTTAATCAATAGGTTTGAAAAAGAGCTTTCTGAATATATTCCTGAAAATAAAAAACAAGATATATCAGAAATTGCAGAAAAAGATAACCTACCTGAGTTGAACAACAATGTCGACGCAAAAATATCAAACCAGCCGTCTTGGGTTAAGAAACTGTATAGACAAGTTGCTGTAATTACACACCCAGATAAAACATCTAGCATTAAGCCAGAATCAATTAGGGATTTAATGATTGAACACTTTGAGGTGGCAACTGAGGCTTATGAAAAAAACGTAGCAGTTAATGTTATGATGGTAGCAAACGAGCTAAATATTGATGTTTTACCAAATGAAGAAAAGATAATTATTGTTAACGAAGGCATCAAAGAAAAAAAGACTGACTTAACGAGAAATCGTTCCTCATTGGGATATCAGTGGAACTTTATAAAAGAAAATGACAAAGCAAATTATTTTAAAAAAATATTAAATAGTCTAGGGTTTAAGTATACAGATCAAGAGATCGATACTGTTATTAAAAAGAGCAGACCGGTCAACGATTCACGCAAGCATAATGAAAGACCTAAGAAGGGTATACTAAATAGAAAGAGAAGATAATGGCATCTATAAAAATAATCCAAACATCAAACTTTGGCAAAGCATTAGGCAGTAAGCTGTCAGATACTTCTTTTGATCTGTATGATACTCTGGGTAACTTGTATGATGCATCCAATTATACACATAGCAATGTTTATGAAATGCCTCCTGGATCAGGTATCTATGGTTCAGAGCTAAATATCAATACACTTTTTAGCGGATCGATTGTTTGGAAAGTTGAAAAAGTTCCTAGTAGCGCAGATTTTGTATACGCAACTGAAGAAGTGAAAATCGATCAAAAAATGGCAAGATATATACATACAGGTGACTGGGTGATTGATGAAAACACAAAACAAATGGTTTTTTATGCTGATGATGGTAATACAGAGATAGCTAGGTACGATCTCAAAGATCGAGATAGCGTAGGCTCAATTGATGAAATCTTTGAAAGAATACTAGTTCGGTCTTAGTATGCGTCAAGGGGGTTACTTAGTTACACGAGGCCTGACTGGAAATCACTCAAATATGATTGTCAGAGGTTTAATACCTTTTATTGAAGAGGTTATTGAAAGTCTAGGTGGTCGTGTATTAGGTAGCCCAAGTAAAAAAAGAAAATACGATGAATTAATTGACGATTATTACGACGAGTATACAATTTTAGCCGAATTGTCAGCAATAAATGGAAAAGACTTGTTCGATCCGATAATTAATAAAGTTAATAAAAAATTTAAAGACAAGAACTTGAGTATACAGGTTGAGGCCACAAACTTGGTTATTAGAAGTCCAGATATTAAAGTAAATGTTAAAGTTGTAGGAAGCAGATATGTCAAAAATTAATTTAATGATAGATGAAGAAAATGAACTTACTTTCCAAGTTCAAATTGAGGGCACGCGTCCCGGTCAAGCAAAATGCCGACTTATGATTGAATCAAATGATATGTCATTAGCTTTTGGCGGTGCATCATCAGGTGGGCAGGTTACTGTTACTCTTCCGCCATTAGATCATATTTTAAAAGAAGGTGTATATGACATGTCACTTGAAGTACTAGTTGACGACAGATACTTCGAACCTTTAAAGGTGCAGGGAGAATTTGAAAAGCGTCTTAAGGTTACTGCTGAGTCTGTAAAGGTCAAAACTAAACCTACTGTTAGGGCAACTGCGACTTTACTTGAAACAAAAACAAAAGAAGAACCGGTAATTAAAGTAACTTCAAAGTCTAGGTCTAGACCAACTAGTACGCCTGTAACAAACTCATCTTCACCTAAAACTTTGTCAGATAAAGACATTAGGGATCTGATTAGTCAATTGTCTAGAAGAGGATAGTCTTACATCACTTGTTAAATTTAAAGTATGAAATTATTTATCTTGTAAAATTATAATAAAGTAGCTATAATTTAAAAAAATTCTTTAAAAATTAAACAGGAGTAATAATGCCAGAAGGTCCAGAGGTAAGAACGACTACTGACTTTTTAACAAATTATACAGGGAAGACACTAACAGGATTTGCAACCTTATCAGGTAGATATCTTAAGAAAGGTGAAATACCTGGTGAAAATTGTTTTTCCTTACCTGCTATTGTCAAGTCAGTTGATTGCAAAGGTAAATTTATTTATTTTACTTTGAGTGACGCTAATAAGGAATATTATCTTTTTAGTACACTTGGTATGACAGGGATGTGGACAAATATAAAAACAAAACACTCAAGATTTTTGATGTTTTTTGACGACGAGTCTATTTTGTATTATAATGACATTAGAAATTTTGGTACACTTAAATTTGTTGATGATCAAGGTGTACTAGATAAAAAGCTTAAGTCACTAGGGCCTGATGTTTTAGATCACAACGTTACGTGGTGTGATATTAGAAAGGCTTGCTTAAGAAAACCTAATAAGACAATTGCAGAGTGTCTTATGAACCAATCTGTAATATCTGGTGTAGGAAATTATCTTAAAGCAGAGATCTTATATGAGTCTAGAATTTCTCCTCATAGATTAGCTAAAGATATTAGCGACCAAGAATGGACAAGTTTAGGTACAAGTACACTAGTAACAGCAAGATTATCTTATAGTCTAGGCGGCGCAACAATTGAAAGTTATAGACAGCCAAATGGTACAGAAGGATTGTACAATCGTAGATTTGCTGTGTATAATCAAGAAATGGATCTTTATGGTAATACAGTCATTAGAGAACATACAGCTGATAAACGGACAACACATTGGGTACCCAATATTCAAAAGTAGGAGTAAATTATGGACAAAGTAAAATTGCATGATAGTGTTATTGCACACGTGGTTAAGTTAATACAACTAGGCTTTATCACAGGCACTGACGTTGTAGATCATTTTAGAATGATTGAGATGGTTGCGGAAGAAGGCGAACTTTTTCTTTCTAAAGAGTATGAAGAAAAGCAAGAAAACAACATTGGGAGAATGTTAGAGGAAGCTTCACAACAATCAGAGAAACAACAGGAGCAATAAATGAACATCTGCAAACTTAAAGAAATGTTTGACTTGAGACTGACATTTATGAAAAAAATGCAAAAGGAGATTCCCGGATCTTACCCAGAATTCCCTGTTGACATTACTAAAAAAGCATCTCAGCAAGTTTGCAGAGATCTCGCGCTTAAAGGTGTCGAAGAAATGTTTGAAGCACTGCAGCATCTTAAAAATTGGAAACCTCATAGACAAACTGAGATTAATGAAGATCTAGATCGTGAAGAGTTTTTAGAAGAAGTTGTGGATGCTTTAAATTATTTCTTTGCAATGCTAATAGTAACAGGTTTTAATGAAGAAGAGCTTTTCAAAGCATACTTAAAAAAGGATAAGAAAATTAGAGAGCGCTTAAATGAAGGTTACTAATGACAGGAAAGATTATTTTTAATGGGACAGTAGTGAAATGTCCTCAGTCTATAAAAAAACATGTCGATGTTTCAGGTAAATTTTCTGGATCTCTTGAAATTAAATTATTTAATCCTTCTGCGAATAATCCTGAAACTTATTATTGTTTTTCAAATGTAAATTCAAAAGAATTTGATTATTATGTTAATATATTTAACAATGAAATAAACCTTACACACAATAAAGAGGTGACACTTGAAATTCAAACAAATGTTAACAATGCAAAACCAATATAACAAAAAAATAGTTGGAAGAAGCGATCAACTCTCACAAGCTTTAAAAGAAAAGATAACTCAAGAAAATGTTTTATGTGCGCATGCAGAATTAAGTTCATTAGTAAATGCGACAAACTATAAAAATCATCATTCATATTCGGAACCGGTAGCTAACCACTCAACTGTGTTATATGAAACTGTTGATGTCGTTCGTTATATGATGGCAACATTAAATACATGGGGTATTACATCAACAGATTTTGAAAAAGCATTTCTTAAAAAAGACGTTTATCTTAATAAACATTTAGAATTGCAAGGCTCAGTTTGGGATGGTACCCAGCCAGTTGCAATTGTTGATATCGATGACGTATTAGCTAACTTTAGAGATGGATTTGCTAATTGGTTAAATAAGAAATTTGGAGTTTTACCAAATGTTAATTCTAAAGAGTACTACTTTATAACAGCATTATCAAAAATTAAGTTAAACTCAGAAACAGTTTTTAAAATGTTTCTTGAAGATGAAGGATTCGCTAATTTAACTATTGACACTGATAACTTAGAACTTCTTTGGCAGTTAAAACATAAAGGATATTGGATTCATTTGTTAACAGCACGTCCTGAAGAAGAGCTACAGTGCTTATATGACACGTATTATTGGATCGTCCAGCAAAGTATTCCTTGCGACGCAATAAGCTTTTCACCTGAAAAGTTTAGATGGTGTGCCAAGTCAAAATATTACGACGCAGGTGCAATTAAATTTGCAATTGATGATGCACCCAAGCATGCAAATGAATACGCAAAGCATGGTATTAAATGTTTAGTTCCTCGCAAGCCATACAATGAACACTTAGTTCATGATAATATTCATCATTTTGATAACTTTTATCAAGCTATGGAATGCATTGACAAGATATTAATCAGCTAAAATTATATATAGTATATAAGGGCAGCAGGAGTATCAATGAAGTTATCGCTAATTCAGCTTAAAGAAATTGTGGAAAATTTTATTAATGAAGAAGACTGGTTAGGTGACGAAGAAGATATTCCTCTTCCTCTTAGTTTAGAAGAAAAAATAAAAAATGTATTTGATAAAGCCAAAGATACCGTGATCAATGAATTAAAAAATTCTGAAGCTGCAAGCCAAGGTATCGATAATATTGTTATTAAAGAAACAATTGAAGCAATTAACAAAATCTATTTGCATATAACATCAAAGTCTAGTCAAGTCAAGAAAGGAATTAAAGCACTTGCTTATCACGCAACTTACGGTGACAAGGAAGGTAAAAATAGAGATGTTTTGCATTTTGACAATTC